ATTTTTACTGTATTGGTCAAGACCTGACCTTATTAATTGACCTTGTAACGCTCTAACACCTAAGGTAGCGTCTGCACATCCTTGGGTATCATCAGCCTGCGCTTCATTCGGTGGAAATGCGTTATTATATAGTTCTTTATATGACGCGTCAATAATAGGTCCAAAATTTTCTTCATCGGCGTAAGACTCTAATTGACCCGCAGTGTCACCATCGTCTTCTTGTGTCTTTTTTGTTTCACATGCACACGCCTCGCAATCCGGATAACTTAACATTGGAAAGTTTATCGTGCTAAACGGACTTTCTTTGGGTGGTGGTGTTATTTCCTTCCTTACACAATCATCTTTAGTTCTTCTCCTTGAGAAGAGTGCAATTATTAAACATATACCATATAATACAAAATTAATTATAGTACTTATAACAATTATTATTGCCCTGAAAATTGGCCACATAAATGTGACAACGTGAGCAATAGCAAGTAGAATAATTAATGGTATAGTTAAAATACTGATTAGGAAATTGAATAAGAAAATAAGTAAATTTCCATTCCTCTGTGCATCAACAATTGGTAATGGGTTATTCTCACTCTGACATGTTCTGTCATTAATTTCTTTAATACCTAAATGTTTAATCCTATTTCTACCCCACTTGAATCTATCTAAATGAGATGCTACAGTATATACTTTATTGTAATTAAACTGATAGAAACTGTCCTCGCAATTTATGGCGGCATTTTTATCATAATATTCATCCCAATCCAATGAAAATGCATACGATTTATTTCTATCTTCTTCAGAAGGCATTTCATCTACGGTAGTTCCTGACCACCCATGTTCTCTAATATTTGGTATTAGGTAGTCTGCCCGTATAATATCATTTTTTAATCCCGCCTCATTTTGATATTTTATTCTAAATCGATATCTTCCCTTTGTCGGAATACCCACCGATGGGTCTAAAGAAATTATTTGCTCCCCAAATTCATCGGTAATTACATAATCGAGATTCATAGGTAGGTCTACCATCCAAGCCCCGTTGTCATCTATCACATTCCCACCATCCTCTAAAAAATATTGTTCCAATATCGGTTGACCCTCAGCATCGACATCTATTGTTTGTCTAATTGCTAATATTTGTCCAGGTCCGGCAACTACATCACATAATTTACCTACATTATTCTTTGGTTTACAATTACCTCTTAAATAATCATCCTCAGTACTAGAAAATATAGACCCCATAAAGATTGATTGTGGTGAGATTTCTATCCCCAAATCTCTTAAGTCTATGTCTGCTCTTGTTATACCCACATCACACAACTCATTTTCACCCCAAAATGGTGCGACCTCAATCTCTCTTACACTATTTACAATCTGTGGTAAACTATTTAAATCTTCACTTGCTTTAAATTGTTGACCGTTAAATTGACTTGGTACCCCCATACCCATTCTAATAAGGTCTGCCGGTCTCAATGAGAACTGACCCATGTTTGAAAGGTCGAGGTCCATAACCAATTTTTGTTGTCCAAGAGGAACTCCAACAATCATAAAGTCACCACTCTCATTAGTCTTAACTGTATATTTGAAGTATTTTTCATAGATGTGTAATACTTCTTTTCTTGTTAATACGTCCTCTCTCGCAGGGAAAGTACCTGTGGGTGTGTGTCCCCCGTATTCTTTTTCATATGGAAGTAGATTATACCTATACCCGTCATCATTTCTATCCTCAATTTTTTTATAAGGGTATAATGAAGATATGATTGGGTCACTCTCGTCAATATCATCTAAAGGTACAAAGATTGATAGTGTGGCATTCGGTACTCCAAATCCTCCGTTTGCTATGACTCTACCAACAACAATACCATAATCGGCACAGAATCTTTCGTATAAATCTTCCTGTCTTAATTTTAAGGATAGTATTTCCAAAAAATCAAAATCCTGTTCGATGTTAAGTCTTACCTCTTTATCAACACCGACCTCTGTTCTAAACCTATATGATTTTGGCATAAATTACTTTTAAGATAAATAGTTATTTATCCTAATTTTAAATTCAAAAAAATAAAAGTATATGGATGTATTATGAGAACTCTACGTTCTTAAGTTGTTTGATTCTCACTTTTATATCTTTTTCAGGGAAACGTATCTGATATATCTGATTTGGTTGTGCAAAAATAGTGTCATCAATAAGTTCTATTTGCTTTGTATTTTTGTCAACATACTTCTGTGAAGTTTGGGCTGAAGAGTATTGTCCTCCTGTTTTATTATAAACTTTTAAATCTGCGAGTGTACTTACACCCGGTATATCTTGTATGATACGTCTTATATCTGAGATATTAACATTCTTACCTAACAAATTAGTCATAGGTGATAAATACGAATCCACACTATTCACAATGTTTGTGACAACTTGTCCTTGGTTTTCTGTCGATGTCATAGCGACGCTAAACTCAAACTCTAAATCAATTACATTAGCACTTCTAACAGATATATAATCGTTTATCATTCTGTAATTAGATAGATAATTAGCTATATTGTCTTTTAAAGTATTAGAAACAGTACTAGTAAGCTTTCTATTAGAGTCGTATGATAATATTTCTATTTTTATTTTATTATCTTCTTCCACAATCGCAGCTTTAGCTGGCGCACCAAATCTACTCGGCATAGTTCTTAATAGTGAGTTATAATCATTGATAGTAACCGCTCTTTTTTGTGCCGCGAAGTTATATGTTACCATATTTCTTACTTCTTCAGTGGTTGGTAAATCTCCACCACCAATAGCCGCGGTTACGTTGTTACATCTTAGACTTTGAAGAACGTTTTGGTTTATGTTCTGTGACGGTCCGTTAACTGCAAAATTAACATTACCTATTTGATTGATGGTATTAACACCAATGTTTGATGTGGTTCCACCACCAACTCGGTATTTAACAAACAAGGTAGTATTTGCCTTTACTGTTTTACCAAGTGCTATGTTGTTTTGGTAGTCTTGTAATCTAAGAGGGATTCCTGTTCGTGCAAATTCGGCCAACTGGTCATCCGCTGTTACAGTTGCACTACCAAATTGTACCCTACAATATCCTTCAGGTGTATATTCAGATATAAATCTATTTTCTGTTTCAATATATCGACCAACTTTTATTCCTGGGTTGTCAGATGCCTTACTTGGGTCTTCAACGAAGATAGTATTTTCGGCAAGTGCATCAACTTCATACCATTTATCGGGTGCCGTTATAAATTCATCATATGTTGGTGGGCTCGAATAAGACGTACCGTCTTTTTGTATTATAGATGTAATACTAATTACATTTTTTTCAGGTAAGAAAAACTCATAGAATGGTTTTACATCATTACTGTTGATTACCTTTTTAAATACTTTTGTGGTTCCGTTTACAACAACTTCTCTTTTTGTAATCGTATAATTTATTACCCGATTGTTAGAATCAAAATTAGGTATTTTAGTTCTGTTAGGGAAACCTTTGTTATTATATTGTGTACTGAAATCAATATCATCGGGATTTTCAAATATCTGACCCGCCCCAACAAACTGTGAACCTGCTCTTATTATACCTAAATATCTACTATCTTCTTGGTCACCAAATGCAGGGACTGTAATAGAAACATCAACTAACGCAATTGACGGTCTGTTACCAGGTATCTTTAATCCGTATGTTCTGGCAATATTGTATATTGAAGACTTTTGTTGTGCATACTGAAGTACTGTTTCCTGAATACTCCTATCTATGTGATAGTGTAGGTTATCACCAATCGCAGCATTTAAGTCTAAAAAGACTGAATAAACTGAAGCGTCATTAAAATTATCTATTAATTCAGGATAATACTGACGTGTAAAATTAATCAGGTCTTGTCTTAAACCTTCAAAATCTCTATCTGTATATGAAATTTTACGATTAGCCATTTACCTTAAATATTAATAATAATGAAATCTCTAGTATCAAATGTACTATCTTTAATAGAATAATCTATCTTTACTTTTGCAGTGTATTCATCAACACCTTCACCTGCGGTTCTAAAAATATCAAACATCTCATACGTAGACTCTTGGTCCTGTACATTTAATTCTCCAACCGCACTTCTATCGTCCTCACTATATGGCTCAATTGTGATGTCATTTATTTGTAGATTAGGTATATATGTGTCACATGCTATTTGAATATCTGACTTTATAGCGTCGAATGTTGGTCCGTCCATTGGTTCAAATATAAATTCATATATTCTAGTTCCAAAATCAGGTAAATAATATCTACTACCTTTTCGAGTAAGAATTAGATGAAGTAAATCTGCCCTTATCTCTTCAGGTACATTTTCAGTTAAATCTAAGTAAGTACCATCAGTACTATCTCTAAAAGGAAAATTTACTCCGTATGTTTTCTTTATTGCCATAACAATAAATATGACTTAGAATATTTTTATAAAAAAACCCGTGGTTTTCCACGGGTCTTTTTTTATCCTTCACACGCTACACATTGTAGGTCATTTAGATTTAACTTTTTTCTTGCGAATGCTTGTGCCGAATTCATGGAGTGTTGATAGTATAATGTTTTAACTCCAAGTTTCCATGAATCAATCAACAACTTATTTACATCTCTTGTTGGCATATCAGGAGATATCATTAAGTTTAAAGACTGTGATTGGTCAATGTAATCTTGTCTAACCGCAGCTTGATTAATAATAGACGCTTGGTTTATTTCTGCAAATGTTCTAAATACGTCTTTTTGTTCATCAGTTAAGAAGTCCAAATGTTGAACTGAACCGTCTTTTTTCTTGATTGTATCCCAAACCTCTTTAGTATCTTTACCTAATTCAACCAATAGTTTTTTCAAAACAGGGTTTTTTATTGTAACCTTAAGTTTTGCAACATCTTTTACATAACAATTAGACCAAATTGGTTCAATTGATTGTGAAACTTGTCCTAAGATAAATGCTGACGATGTTGTAGGTGCAACCGCGTTTAAAGTAACATTTCTACGACCATAACCTTCAAGGTATTCGGGTTCACCAAACTTTTCTGCTAACTCCGCAGATGCTGAGTATGATTTGTCTTTAATTAATTTAAACACCTCTACATTGAGTTTTGCCGTTTCCTTAGTGTCGAAGGGTAGTCCTTTCGATTGAAGTAGTGAGTGCCATCCTAAAACCCCTAATCCTAACGCTCTTTGTCTTTTAGCAAAGTTGTAAGCCTTCTCCAAGTAGAAGAACGCTCTATTACCTTCAATAGAACCATCAGCCTTTAAGTCTTCAATTTTAGTTAAGAACTCAGTAACAACTGCATCAAGGAAGTAAGTCATGACTTCAACCGCATCAGTGTCTTTCCATTCGTCGTAGTGTAAAACATTCATAGATGACAATACACAGACAAAAGATTCTTCTTCTGAGTTATGTAGCGCAATTTCAGAACAAAGGTTAGAGTTATAAATTTTAGCACCTTTGTCTCTATATACTTCAGGTGATTTATTATTCATAGTATCACTAAACATGATATATGGATATCCAATTTCACCACGTCTCTGAATTACTTTAGCCCAAATCGCTCTCTTATCCTCGTCACCTTCAATCATTTCTTTCATAAAGTCATCACTTACAGTAACTGCATGTGTCAAATCTTGAATAGGGAATCCTTCAGTACCAATCTCAAGGAATTCCATAATGTCAGGATGTTCAACAGGTAAATATGGTGAGAAACGACCTCTACGTGTTGCTCCTTGGGAGATGTTATCGACAACACTTTCGAATAAGTTCATGAAGTGAACTGCACCAGGTGCGTGACCATTATCTGTAATCTCAGCACCTCTTTCACGGATATTACCAAAATATCCTGAGGTACCTCCACCCATCTTACTCATTTCACCAACTTCTGCTTGTGTATATAAAATAGATTCGATATTGTCTCCGATATTTGAACCAAAACAACTTACAGGAAGTCCTCTCTTTTTACCAAAATTAGCCCAAACAGGTGACGATAGTGAATACCATCCCTTACCCATGTACTCGTAAAACTTATCAGCAAATCCTTCGATTCCTAATATTTTTTCCGCATGGTCTGCGATTGTTCTAATTCTCTCTAAGGGTTCTTCTCCCTCGCTCAAATATCCTCTTCGTAGAAAGGTTATGGATTCTTCATTAATCCATTCAAAAGGTTTTCTATTTTCCATTTTTATGTTGTCGTTTAATTAAAATAAGTCGTTTGATGTAATAGATTTTGATTTCTTACTATAATTGATACTTCTCTTATTAAAGAAATCTGTGTGTTTTGTTGTTAATATCTCGTCGTCAAACCATTCTGTAGTTTCAAGTAATGGTTCGTTGATTGTGAAAATACTATCTATACCAATCGAGTTTAATGATACATTAAATCTGTGTTTAATAAACTCCATTGTTTGCTTTTTAGTTAGGAAATCTAAGTCTCCATTTTCAAAAATCCAATTAACTATCTCAATTTCAGCGTCACACGCTTCTAAAGTTGCATCAATTAAATCTTCTACTAATTCATCAGTCCACCAATGTGGATTTTCTTTTTTGATAAGGTTAACCAAATCAAATCCAAAGTTTGCATGAATGTTTTCTTCTTTTGAAGTCGCTTCAACCGCGTTACTAATACCTTTTAACATATTCTTATGTTTGTTAAAAGACATAATAACTAAGAACTGTGAGAATAGTGATACGTTCTCGATAAACATCGAGAACAAAATAACTGATTCAAAGTAGTCTTTGTTTTCAACACTTTTAGAGTTTGATATGGACTTCTCAAGGTACTTAATTCTTCTTCTGATTGCAGGTACTTGTAGTAAGTTTTCGAATTCTTTATTCAAACCTAACAATTGAATTAGGTGTGAGTAAGCATCCGCATGTCTTACTTCTGATTCCGCAAAAGTTGCACCAACATTACCAATCTCAGGTTTTGGCATTCTTTTGTAAATGTCACCCCAAAATGTTTTTACAGCTATCTCAATCTGAGAAATCGCTAACATCGCTCTTTCCAAAGCAGTCTTCTCCTTTTCCTCTAAGTGAACCTTAAAGTCTTGAATATCCGAGGTAAAGTTAAACTCGGTATGTACCCAATATGAATGTCTGATTGCGTCAACATACTCGTTCAAATCAGGGTAGTCGTAAGGTTTTAGGTTTACTCTTTTAGAGAAGATGTCAGGTCTATTCTTAGCCCTATATACTATATATTCTTTTGCCACCTCGTTGAGTCCGTTATCCATCAATTTATTTTCAACCATATCGTGGATATCATCAACATGTGGTACTCTTTCTTTATCATTTCTGAATAACGCCTTTGTTGTAATGCGAGCGATTTTCTCAGCCATTTCCTCATCAATTTGATTAGTGGTCTTCATCGCTTTTAAAACTGCAACTTCAATTTTTTCAGTTTTAAAAACAACTTTATCACCACTCCTTTTTACAACATAGCGCATATCTTTCTCTACTTTATTCATTAGATTTTCCATCTTTTAAGACAATTAATTAAGATTTATTTTCTTTTTGTTTCCTTTTCTCAAGAAGTTCACGGATTCTTTCTTTGTTTTTTTCCTCCTTTTGTTCTTCAAGACCAAGGAACGTTACACTTTGTTCTGTATCGATTTCTAACATCTCATTATCGAATTTACAATTTTCGAAAACGATACCGTCCTTACCAATACGAGACTTAGTAATTGCAATAGTTGCGAGATTCATTTCTTTCTGTTGAAGTGATTTAGCCACTGATATTATTACGTGACCTACTTGTGCCTTTTTAATCGAACCTCCCATCTGGTCTGTGGTAACAACATCAGAAGAAATAGAACTTCTATTACCTTGTGTTGCTGTCCAACCAACCAAATTCAATTCGTGACACATCGCTTCAAACCCTCTCATTACTGAACCTTCACTTTTCCACTCATCCCCTAAGTTCTTATCAGGTACAACACAGTCAATATAGTCTAAAACAACCATATCAACTTTAGTACCTTCAGCCATCATCTTACGAATCTGATTCTTAATCTGATTCATTGTAAGTGTATCTGATGGTAGTTTTTTAAGAACTAATTTATTAGGTGCATTTTCTCTGATTTCCTGAACTTTATTTAAAACTTTGTCCTTATGCATTGACAATAAATCGGGTGCTATTTCAGTCCATAGAGTAAAATGTTTTCTCTGAATAATCTTAGGGTTATCCTCAAAGAAAATTTGAAGAACATTATATCCTAAGTTGAATGCATGATTTGAAATCTTTGTAAGGAATGTGGATTTACCGACACCTGTAGGTGCTAAGATAACTCCTAACTCACCCTTAGCTATTCCTCCCTTTAGGAGATTGTCAATACCCGGTATCCCCATTGGGATTGGGTGTCTGAAATCTTCTTCTAGTACCTCTTCGAGATTTGCAAAAACCTCAGCGGTACCAGCGTCTACTTCTCCAACTTGTAAAGCGTCTCTTACCATTTCCTCCAAGTGGTCATAAGATTCAAAATCACCTTTATCGATAATTTTTTGAGCCTTAGTCATAACCTTCTGAAGTTCTTGTTGTTTACAGAATTTTAAAGCCTTTTCCTGAACAAAGGACTCACCTTCAGCAGGGGCTTCTTTAACCTGTTCCATCATATCAAGAACCATCTTTTGTGCCATAGGAGAGGCAACTTCTGACTTAATTAGTTGTTCAAGAGTATTATACGAGGGTGTATGCTCGTACTTTTGATAATACTCCTTAAGAATTTGCATAATCAACTTAAAATACTGATTATCAAAGTACTTAGGTTCAATCACATCAACAATAGAAGTCGCAAAGTCCTTATAAAGAACAATGTTATTTAATAGTTGAATTTGAAATGTGTTTCCGAGATATCCGAAATTTTTTTCTTTCGACATGTTGATTGCGATTACTAATAATGTGTCTTAATAAATATGTTCAAGAAAGAGCATATTCCATATAATTCTGTGTCAATTTGTCAGAAGAAAAAACTTCAGTCAGTGACTTCAGAATGGACTTTAAATGAGGTCTTACATCTACAGTGTACCGAATTTTGGGCGGATACTTCTTACCATCCCAACCGCGATGTAGTACAATATCATCATTATACTTAACATAAATGTTAAACGTTTCATCACCATCAGTCATAGATGTCTCCAAAATATTTGGGTCTGACATAATTTGGTATTGGTTCTCTAACATATACCATACTGTTTTTGTTTTCAAATCATTGTGAATTTTCAAATAAATGTCATTCACAGCGTCCGCCAACTCCATACTAGATTTCGCATTCCCATTGAACCCCTTAACATTGTAGTATCTTTGTACAATGATATTGTCGTTCAGTGTGAGTAGAAACTCCATCTTAGTAATGTCATTCTTTTCTTTACTCATTGTTTTGTTTTTTTAATTAGTTTTTCTAAATCTTCTTTTTTCTTTTCTTGTAAGTTTCATAAAGGGTGTCAAGAAATACACCCATGCGTTGTCTGTTTTAGGTAAGTACTTAAATATTCCGTCATTCATCATCATTCTCATAAGATTTTGATATCCCCGACCTTCAGGGTCAATATCCTCCTTATAATAAAGTTCGACGAGTTCCTTAGCTTCATCAGTCAACAAAGGTAAGGATAAATCAACTAAACTTTTATTGATGACATAGAATTCTTCACCATACACCCCCCTTTTTGTTTTACCCGAAAGTAAATTTTGTAATGCTCTGTTATCTTTGTCATTTTCGTGTAGTTGTTCACCTTTTTGTAAAATGTCGTCAACACTAACCACAGAATCAACTATTTCAGGAAAAAGTTTTACAAATGTTTTTTCTCCAAAATAATATATTCCATCAATATTATCAGACTTATCACCTGATATTATCTTAAACGTAGCGACATTCTGATGAGGTATGGAGATGTCTTTGAGTTTTACCTTATCCCCATACTTAATCATCTGTTTTTGCGATGGTGAATAGACTTGTACTCTTTCAGAAATAAGTTGTGTTAAATCCTTATCTGCTGAAAATATGGTTTTGTTTTCGTCTTCCGATATTTGACAGTAATATGCTATCATATCATCAGACTCATTTCCATCTACAACAACCTGTCGGATAAACATCTCTTCCAAGTATTCTTTCACCCTCTTTTGTTGCCAATCAAAAGATTGTTTTTGAATGTCGTTCAATCTGTTATATCTACGATTTTCTTTGTATTCTGGAAATATCTTTTTTCTCTGATTTGAGTTGTCATTACCGTCCCAAAAGACAATAACCTTATCGTAGTTGTATTCAGAGATAAAACGTCTAAGTGTATTCACAAAGTGGTAAATCCCACCTATGTGATTACCCTTATGGTAATATTCCCGTACACCATGATACCCAATCTTAAAAAGATTGTTACCGTCTACTAATAAGGTTTTTGTCACTTCTTTTTACTTATGTAGTTACACTATCTTCTTCCAACTTAAAGTCACTACCTGTTCCAATAATGTCTTTCCAATACTCTGAATGTTCTGACTTATATTGTTCAATGGACTTTTTTTCTTCTGTAGAATCTTTACCCGCTAAAAATCCGTGTGCGGTTACAAGAATTCTACCATCTTCATAACCCAATCCATTGATGTGGTTTTTCATTACTGAAACTTTTGTTCTACTAGCGAACTTTACTTTTCTCTTGTCTTTTACTGCAGTGATTTTGGTAGTACCCGCATTCTTTTGATTTCCAAACAAGAATACCATAGACGAGTTCAACCATATTGCCTCTCCACCTTTTGCCTTAATTTTAGGTTGTCCAAAAGGATTGTCAGGAAGTTCAACCCATGGTTGGTTAACAATAACCAATGTATTTTCGTGTTTGGAATCTGCTCTACGTGAACCTGAGATTCTTTGATTGATTCCCATACCAATCTTATCAGCAAGAACTGCAGCATTATGTTGTTTACCACCTTTACCATCATAAGTCATCTTACAAGGTACAGAACCCACAGAATCCCAAAGGAATAATAGGTCATAATCCAAATCACCTTTTTCCTGTGCATCTAACAAAGAGTTGATGTAATCGGTGATTTGTTCGATATACTCAAAGTTATTGTTAAAGATGAAAAATCCGTCCCAATCCAACTCTCCCGTTTCTTCATCTACTACTTCTTCACATTCAAAACCCATTAGTTTTGCGTGGTCAAATGACCATTTTTGTTCTGTAATAATAAACACAGGAAGAATACCTCTTTTTTGTGCGTCAACCGCCGCCTTAACCAATGCTGTTGTCTTACCTGTGTCTGAGTGACCTAAGAACATATTAAGGTGACCCATAGCGGGACCAGGAACACCTACTGCATCCAAGAATTCAGTACCCAAATCATAAAATCTCTGAGGTTTGAATTTAGCCGAAGAAGAGAACTGCTTCTTTATGTCTTTAAATGATTTTTTCTTAATTGCCATACTTTTAGAAATAAAAGATGGTAAGGGTTTTATCCCCTACCATCATGTTTTGTTTTTACTTGTTAGAAAGGAAGGTCTTCGTCGACTTCCATTTTCGCCTGTGGGTCTGCAACTGTCTCTGTAGTTTCAGTCTTAGTGGTTGTGGTGCCACCAATAGTTTCAGTAGTGTCATCACCGTATACGAACTTCTTAAGTTCAGAATCCCATACAGGTGT